CTCCTCACCTGATCTGGCCCGGCGGTCCATTGGAAGCGCTGGATGATCCCGCTGTCAGTGAGATCGTCGGCCGCAAGTCGGCGCAGGTGGCATGGACGTCGGGTGTTCTGGGTAACGCCCTGGGCAAGTGGATCGACATTGACCCGTCACCGATTCTGGTGCTGTTTCCCAAGGCCGAAGCGGCCAAGCAGTACGTTGGTGAAAAGCTCGAACCAATGATCGAAGCCACGCCGCGGCTGCGCAAGAAAGTCGATCTGCGAAGCCGCAAGCTACAGCAGCGACAGGACTTCAAGCGCTTCCCTGGTGGCTTCCTGAAAATGGTGGGTTCCAACAGCCCGGCCAGCGTGAAGTCCACGCCGGTGCCGCGAGTCGCCATCGAAGAGCCGGACGACTGCAACCTGAACCTGCGAGGCCAGGGCGACAGTATCAAGCTCGCCAAGGAACGACTGAAAACGTTCCGCCGCTCGAAGATCATCATCGGCGGTACACCGACCATCAAGGGCTTGTCCGCCATCGATGCGGAGCTGGAACTGTCCGACAAGCGCGTCGGCCTGGTGCCGTGTCACGAATGCGGCCAAGAACACGCGTTGAGCTTCGACAACCTGCACTGCGACGAGGATCCGGAATACCTGCATGAGGTCTACGGCAAGAAGCGGCCGGAGAAAACGTTCTACTCCTGCCCGCATTGCGGTGGAATCTGGGATGACAACCAGAAGAACGCCAACCTCAAGCACGGGCGCTGGTCGGCTACGGCTGAGTTTCGAGGTATCGCCGGTTACATCCTCAACGAGCTGTATGCGACGTTCTGGGGATCGCGTTTCCAGGTTCTGATGGAGAAAAAGCTCCAGGCCGAACACGCGGCCTCACAAGGCAACATCGGCCCGATGATTGCCTTCGTCAACAGCTCCAAGGGCGAAAGCTACGAGTATCAGAGCGATGCACCGAAGACCGATGAGCTGGAAAAGCGTGCGGAGCCTTACGCGGAGCTGACAGCGCCGAAAGGTGTTCTGCTGATCACCGTTGGCGTTGACGTCCAAGGCGACCGCCTCGCTCTCACCATCATCGGTTGGGGACGAGGCGAAGAGTCGTGGCGCTTGTACTGGGGTGAGCTTCACGGCAACCCCATCGATCCCCATGACGCCGTTTGGCAAGAACTGGATCGGGTTATTTCTCAACCCATACCGGTCGAAAGCGGTGCGCAACTGGCGGTATCGGCGGTCAGCATCGACAGCTCTGACGGCAATACCAGTGACGCGGTGTATGCCTATGTGCGGGATCGTCAACGCTACAACGTTATGGCGATCAAAGGCGCCTCTATCGACAGTCGCGACAAGGAGATCTTTACCAAGCCTCCGCAGTCGGTGGATACCTCACAGGACAACACCAAGGCTGCGAAATACGGCCTGCGAGTCCACATCGTCGGCACGCACAAAGCGAAGACGCTCATTGATGGGCGGCTGCGCCTCAAAGGTGCTGGACCGGGGCGCATGCATTGGTACAGCGAGATCCGCTCGGACTACTACGAGCAGCTCACCAACGAAGTCCTGGCACCGCACCCGCGTAACCCCAGCAAAATGGTTTGGCAAAAGAAAGCCGGCCGTCGCAACGAAGCGCTGGATTGCGAGGTGTATGCCTTGCACGCCGCTCGCAGCCTGAAAACTCACCTGTTACGCGATCACGAATGGGACCAGCTGGAGCAGCAGTTGCTGCAGCCAACCCTGTTCAGTACCGAACAACCGGTCGCACCGGTACCGCGCCGAGCTGTCGCTCGTGGGCGGGGCACCCGCAGTCGCGCGGGCTATTAAGGAAACACACATGACAGACGCACAACAGCGCCTCGCGGAAGTCCGGGCGGCGATCTCTGACGTTCTGAAAAAAGGCCAGCGCCTGCGCCGTGCGGATCGCGAGCTTTATCGCGCTGAGCTAAACAGCTTGCGTCTTCTGGAACAGCAGTACGCCAGAGAGGTCGCGTTGGAACAGGCTCAACAACAGGGACGTGGCCGCAACCGTGTCTCCTACATGAAGATCTGACTATGGGATTTTTTCGAAAAGACCCGGCCGAGCTGCTGATGCGCGAGGCCCTCAAACTCGCTAAGTCGGCAAACGAGTCTAGGCCTATCGTCGCCCAAGGGGGCGGGGGTGGTGTTGAGACGCGTTGGCGCGGGGCTTCGCGCGTACTGCGCAGCATGGCCAGCTGGATTCCCGGTCTTGGCAGTCCGCGTCGAGATCTCGACCAAAACGAGCGTCGAATGCTTGTTGCTCGCTCGCGAGACGCCATGCGCAATCACTTGATAGCCCGTGCGGCGATCACGCGCTTACGCACCAATGTTGTAGGAACCGGGCTGGTTTGCCGGTCACAGATCGATCATGACGCATTAGGTCTCGACGAGACGCAGGCTGAGAAAATCAACAATCAGCTTGATCGCTTGTGGTCGCTGTACGCCGATGATCCACGCGAATGCGACGCCGAGGCGACACTCAACCACTACCAGCTACAAGCACTGGTATTGATCTCGTCCATGGTGGGTGGTGACGTGCTGATTGCCAGTCCTGACGATGAGCGCCCCGGCTGCATCTTCAGCACGCGCTTGCAGTTGATCGAATCGGACCGGGTCTGCAATCCAGCCGGGCAACTTGACGGCGCAAACCTCGTGGACGGCGTCGAGTTCGATCGGCTGGGTGCGCCTCTGGCTTATCACGTGTGCACCGGATACCCCAACGAATACACCGCCGGCCAAGCGCTGAAATGGGAGCGTCTGCCAGCTTTTGGCGAGGCCACGGGCCGGCGGCGCGTCATGCACGTCATGGCCGACAAGGAGCGTCCGGGACAGAAGCGCGGAGCGCCTTACCTGGCTCCGGTGCTGGAACCGCTGCAGAAGCTGGAGCGCTACAGCAGCGCCGAGCTGATGGCGGCGGTGATCTCCGCAATGTTCACGGTGTTCATTAAAAAGACCAACGACTTTCAAGTCGGGAATCTCCCGCTAACCGCATTAGCCAACGAAGGCGACGGTCCCGCAGGTGACACAACGGCTGACGGCGAACTGGCGTTGGGCGAGGGGGCGATTGTTGACCTGGGCCAAGGTGAGGAACCGGTAATCGCCAATCCTGCGCGGCCTAATGCGCAATTCGATCCGTTCTTTACGGCAGTGGTCAAGGAAATCGGCGCTGCTTTAGAGCAACCGATGGAAGAGCTGTTGCTGCACTACAGCAGTAGCTATAGCGCGGCCCGTGCGGCGATGTTGCAGGCGTGGCGCTTTTACAGCCTGCGTCGCTGGTGGTTGATCTGTGACTTTTGCCAACCCAGTCGGGAATTGCTGATTGATGAGGCGGTGGCCCGTGGATTGATCAGCCTGCCGGGTTATGCGGACCCGGCGAAACGCAAAGCCTACTGCCAGGCCATCTGGATCGGCCCCGCTCGGGGCGCCATTGATGAACTGAAGGAAGCCAACGCTGCCGGTAAGCGCATCGAGATTGGCGTCAGCAACGAAACGCTGGAAACCGCTGCAATGACCGGCGAGCCGTGGCAACAGGTATATCGGCAGCGCGTGCGCGAAGTAACTCAGCGGCGCAACGATGGCCTGCACGTTTTACCTAAAGGGCGGGAGCAAGAAACACCGCCGTCCGCCAACCCCAACGAGGAATAACCATGCCCCGCGCATTCGAGCTGGCTGCATCGCAGCCGTGGCTGATGCTGCCCGGCGCCCTGGATAACTTGCTGACCATTGCAGACCGCATGGGTGATCCAGCGGCGCTGGAAACACGCACTGGCATGCGACTGGATAACAGCCGCACTGTCAGCGTACGCAATGGTGTGGCGATCATCCCGGTAGTCGGTCCGGTGTTTCGCTATGCCAACCTTTTCACCGAGATCAGCGGTGCGACCAGCACTCAGGTGCTGGCCACCGACCTGCAGGCCGCGCTCGATGATCCCAAGATCAGCGCGATCATCCTGAACATCGATAGCCCAGGCGGCGTTGCCGCCGGCATCAACGAACTGGCTGACCAGATCCATGCGGCCCGTGACCGTAAACGCATCGTTGCCTACATCGGCGGCACTGGTGCAAGTGCGGCCTATTGGATTGCGTCAGCTGCCAGCGAAATCGTCATCGACGAAACGGCGCTCGCCGGGAGTATCGGTGTGGTCGTTGAAGCCGTGGTCGGCGGCGAGGAAGGCAACGGCCGTAAGCGCTATCAGATCGTCAGCCGCAATGCCCCGAACAAGCGTGTGGATCTCTCTACCGAAGAAGGGCGGGCCAAGGTCGGCGAAACGGTCGATGCCATGGGCGATGTGTTCGTCGCCAAGGTGGCCCGCAACCTGGGCGTGGAGCCGGAGCATGTCCCAGAGATGGGCGACTTCGGCGGCCTGCGCGTCGGTGCCGCGGCTGTCGAGTCCGGCTTGGCCCACCGTCTGGGGTCGCTTGAAACATTGATAACCGAACTGGCCAAACCGGCCGCCACTCAACCGAGGAAATACAACATGACCACCGTCAGCAGCACGGCGGAGTTGCGTGAGGCGCTGGCCGCCGGCACGGATCCGCAAACCATTGAAATCGCTCAGGCCAATCAACCGAATCTGGAAAGCATCCGCATCCAAAGTCGCGAGGAAGGCGCTACTGCAGAGCGGCAACGCATTACTGGCATCAATGCCATGGCCAGCAAGGGTTTCGAGACTGAAATTGCCGCTGCCATTGAAGCAGGCACCACGGTTGAAGCCACAGCGCTACAGCTGTTCAAGGCAGCGCAGGATCGCGGCATTTCTCTGAACGCCATCAAGGCCGACGCCACTGGCGCATCGACGTCCACTCCGACGGGCGATGCCGCTCAGGGTGAGCGCAAGGCCGTCGTAAACGCCATTGTCGAGGGCGCCTCGCGCCGCTGATTGGAGAACTTTATGAGCAACCCAGAACGCCAAACCTATGTCCCGGACCAGCTGTCCGCCGGTGCCTTCCCGGTGATGATCGACAACGCCGTGATCGCTTCCGGCCAGAAGCTCAGTCGAGGCGCCGTCCTTGGGCAAGTAACGGCCACTGGCGAATATGTGCTGTGCAAGGCCGCAGCAACCGATGGCTCCGAAGCTCCTGCGGCTGTACTGGATCAGTCCACTGATACGACCTCAGGCGCGCAGGTAGCGCCAATCCGCCTGACCGGTGAAGTGTTGGCCAGTCAACTCACACTCGGCGAGGGTTTTACTTTGGCGCAGGCAAAAGCTGCGCTGCGTCCTCTGTGCCTGTTCGTTCGTTAATTCGGAGTCTTTGATGGATATTTTTGATACCCGCACCATGCTTGAAGCGGTTGAGCAGATGCCAACCGCGCGGCGCTTTTTGCTGAACACTTTTTTCAACGGTGGCAGTCCTGTCACGTTCCCGACCAAAACCGTGGACATCGACATCATCAAAGGCAAACGCAAAATGGCGCCGTTTGTTAATCCTCGCCTGCCGGGCAGTGTGTCGTTGCGCGAAGGCTATACCACCAGCACCTACAGCCCGCCGTACATTCAACCCAAGCGCGAAACCACCGCCGAGCTGGTGCTCAAGCGTTCGGCCGGCGACAACCCGTTTTCCTCGCGTACTCCGCTGGAGCGTGCCGGGCAGTTGCTAGGTAAGGACCTGCGCGACCTGGACGACGAAATCATCCGCCGGGAAGAGTGGATGTGCGCCCAGGCACTTACGACCGGAAAGGTCCGCGTCGTGGGGGAAGGGGTGGATGACACCATCGACTTTCTGATGGCCCCCGATCACAAGATCAGCCTGGGCAGCGGTCAGTGGGGCACCGAAGGCGGCGACCCGATTGCCAATCTTCGTAGTTGGAAGCGCAAGATCGCCAAGGATTCCGGCCGCACGGCAAACACCGTAGCCATGAGCGGCGAAGCGCTGGATGCATTTCAATCCAGCTCAATGGTGATGAAACAACTCAACACTCGCCGCGTTGACATGGGCTTGATCAAGCCAGAGGAGCTGCCAGACGGCGTGACTTACCTGGGCTATCTGAATGATCCCGGCGTTGACCTTTACGGTTACGACGAGTGGTATCTGGACGACGAGGATGACGAGCAGCCAATGATTCCGGCAGGTGGCTTGATTCTCGGCTCGACGTCCACGCGCAACGCCATGCTGTACGGGGCGATTCAAGATCTGGAAGCCGTGGAAAGCGGCTTGGTCGAAGCGGCGCGCTTCCCGAAGAGCTGGGTGACCCAAGAGCCGAGCGCTCGTTGGCTGAAGCTGCAGAGTGCGGCATTGGCTGGCCTGCTCGAACCGGATGCGTTCATTTACGCCAAGGTGGTGTGACATGGCCAAGAAAGCCGATTTTCTGGTGATCGACGGTTGCGTGCAGGATGGCCGCGTCGTTGTTGTGAAGGGCGAGCCTTACAGTCCGCCAAGTAAAGGGATTGAGGAAGCGTTACTCGCCGAAGGGCGTATCGCTCCGCTCAAGGACCCCCGAGCCCAAGAACTGCTGCGCCAGAAATCGGGCGTTGCCAATGAGGACGACGACAGCGGCGGTGAGTGATGGGTTTTCGCGAATTGAGCGACGACATGGACGCCCTGGTGTTGGATGGCTTGGGCGACATGGCAACGGTCGGCGGTCGAGAGATCGCCGGTTTCTTTTCCGCGCCATGGCTGCAGCCGCGCATGGGGCGGATCAACACCGCATTGCGCGAGCCGCAATTTGAGATTCGCGTCGTCGATGCGGCGGGTGTTGAGCCGGGGCAACTGGTCGTTGTAGATCTGGCAAAGCAGGACGGGGGAGGCCAGTACGATTTGGTCAAGCTGGAGCCAGATGGTTCAGGCTGGGTGGCATTGCTTTTGAGGGCTAAAGCATGAGCGTCGGCAGCTATTTCAAACCCTCAGCCAGTGGCGGGATGATCTCGCTGCAAACCTCGGCGGCAGACTTGAAAGCCTTTCAGGACTTTGCCGCCCTGGTGCCGAAAGCAGCATCCAATGCGCAGCGTCGCGCGATCAATAAAACCTTGCGCTGGCTTGCCACCCACATCGCTCGCGCCGTCGGCCGGCAGGAACGCATTGCGGTCGCTGCCGTACGGCAACGATTGCGAGCCTACCCGGTCAGCGCCGGCGCGAACAGCGGCAAATTGTGGTTCGGCCTCAACGCCATGGAAGCCAGCCGCATAGGCCGGGCACGGCAAACCCGATCCGGTGTGTCAGTCGCGGGGCGACGCTTCCAGGGCGCGTTCCACAAGCGAGTCTATGGGAGCAGCGCAGATGTCTGGATCCGCGTCGGCAGCAAGCATTTCAAATCTTCGGATTACCCCGATAGCGATGTCAGTGCAGCCGGCGGCGGGAGTTCGGGCTGGATTGCCGAACATGACAACCGCTTCCCGCTTGCCAAGGCCAAGGTGTCGCTGGAGCAAGCCCGACCGCACTTCGATAGCTGGGTGCGTAAAGCAGACGAACACCTGGTGCATGTCCTGCAGCAGGAACTCAGTTTTGAAGTGCAGAAGTACTTGAAGGGGAAATGACGTGATGGATTCAGTCGACGAACCATTCAGTCTTGAGCAGCTGTATCGAGCCATCGAACGACATCTTCATGATCATTTGCCGGGCGTTCAGACGGTCGCGGTCTGGCCCAACATTGATGATCGCATCGCCTTGCCGGCGGTGCTGGTGGAACTGGCAGAAATGGAGCCGGGCGTTGATCCGGGGACGGGAGAAACCTGCTTGGCCTGCAAGTTTGAGGCGCGGGTGATCACCGATCCGATCCAGCCCGACCATCATCAGCAAGCAGTGTTCTTGGCGGGTCAGTTGGCCGTTCTACTACGGGCGCAGTCTTGGGGCGTAGAGGTCGAGCCAGCCGAGTTCGTTCAGGCCATGCAGGACTGGACCAAACCCGAACTGGACGGCTACACGGTCTGGGTCGTGGAATGGACACAGCAGATCTACCTCGGTGAAACCTGCTGGCCCTGGCCGGATCAGCCACCGGGGACGTTGGTGTTTGACGTTGAACCGGGTGACGGACCATTCAGGCCAGAGGATCTGTCGTGAGTTACGCGAGCGCTCAGCATGACCGCATGATCGCGGGGGCGGTAAAGGCTTGCTATGTGGTCGCGGTGGATCTGTCCGCTTCGCCGCCGGTCTGTCGCGTGTCGGACGGCAGTGAATGGGTCAGCGCCTGGGTGCGGTGGCACAGCATCGCCGCCGGCAAAGCCAGGCACTGGCGGGCGCCGTCTTTGGGCGAGCAGGGCAGTTTGATCAGTCCCAGCGGTGACGTGTCACAAGGCACGTTTGTCCCGGGCTTGTATGGCAATGCCGGACCGCCGCCAGATAACCGCGACCACGTCGAGGTCTGGCGTTTTGATGATGGCGGCTCGCTGATCTACGACTGGCAGGCCAAGAGCTACACCATCACCCTGCCCAGCGGTACGGTCACCATCAAAGTGGCCAGCACGGAAGCGGTCGTGACCGATAGCGCGGTGAACGTGACCACCGGCAACATCAATTTGAAAGCGGCGGTAATGATCGACGGCGCGCTACACGTTACCAAGGGCATCACCAGCGCCGGCGCAATCATTGATGCCACCGGCAACAGCAACCACCACACGCATTAATTTCAACTCACCACAGCCCGCCCAGTGCGGGCTTTTTCATGCCTGGAGAACCACATGGCCAAGATCGATACGACCTCAACCGATGCGCAAACGCCCTCGGAACCGGCATTGTCATCCTCAACTTATTCATCGCCTGAGTCCTTGAAATTCCGCGACAAGCTCTACACGTCGCGACTGGTGATCGTGCCCGGTACCGACCGTTCCTATCCGGTGGAGAAGGCGACGGTCGTGGTGCCAGCCTCCGACATCGAGGCGGTCAAGTTCCTGAAGGCCAGCGAAGAATACGAGCCGTTCAAGGAGTGACATCGATGATCGGAATGGATCGCCAGACCGGCCTACCCATATCCGGCATCGAGCACCTGCGGCAATCCATTGCCGACATCTTGAGCACGCCGCTGGGCAGTCGCCGGCACCGCATGGAGTACGGCAGCAAGCTGCGGCGGTTTATCGATTTGCCCGTTAACGAGGGCTGGAAAAGCGCCGTACAGGCTGAGATTGCCCGCGCTTTGGGGCGCTGGGAGCCGCGTTTGAAGTTGGATCAGGTGCGGGTCATTTCCGTCATTGGCGGGCAAATCAATTTGCAAATCGTCGGGAAGTACCTGGGCGACAGCGTCACGTTGGAGGTGGCCGCATGAGTACCGTAGATCTGTCGTCGCTGCCAGCCCCGACTGTGCTGGAGCCTCTGGACTTTGAAGAGGTTTATCAGGACGGGCTGAGCGTGTTTCGCGGGTACATGGGCGGCAACTGGACGGCCGCGCTGGAAAGCGATCCGGTGGTCAAAGTGCTTGAGGTCGGGGCTTACAACAAGGTCGGTAACCGCGCCCGAGTCAATGACGCAGGCAAGGCGCTTTTACTGGCGCACGCCATTCGCGGTGACCTCGATCACTTGGGGGCCAACGTCAATCTGAAGCGTCTGGTCATTCAGGCCGAGGATCTGCTGGCGGTGCCACCGGTGCCCAAGGTCATGGAAGACGATGACCCGTTTCGCGAGCGCATCCAGTTGGCCTATGAGGGATTGACCACGGCCGGCCCGCGTAACAGCTACATCCTGCATGCACGCAATGCCTCAGGGCTGGTGGCAGATGCCACGGCCGAAAGTCCGAAGCCTTGTTACGTTACGGTCACGGTGCTGGGGTTGGACGGGGAAGGCGAAGCACCGCCGGAGCTGCTGGCGACGGTGGCCGCTGCGCTGAATGACGATGACGTGCGGCCGGTGGCTGATCGGGTGACTGTACAAAGCGCGCAGGTGATCCGTTACGAGATTGACGCCATCCTGCACATGGCCAGCGCCGGTCCGGAAGCGGATGCCAGTTTGGCCGAAGCGAAAAGCCGTTTGGCAGCCTGGATCAATCCACGCAAGCGGCTGGGCGTCGAGGTCGCGCGGTCGGCTGTTGACGCTCAGTTGCACGTTGCCGGCGTTGCTCGGGTTGAGTTGGTCGGTTGGCAGGACTTGGCCCCGACCAAGGCTCAAGCGGCGTTCTGCACGCGCTACAACGTGAGGCTGGCGGGCTGATATGAAAAGTCTTCTGCCGCTCAACAGCACACAACTGGAACGCGCCATGGAGGCCGCGTTCTTCGAAAAGACAATTGTCCCTCTGCGCGACCTCTACAACGCTGATACCTGCCCGGTTCATCTACTGCCGCATCTGGCATGGGCGTGGTCGGTGGATCGCTGGGATTACCGGTGGACGGAAGCAACAAAGCGCGCGGCCATCAAGGCGTCGTACTACATCCACAAGCACAAAGGCACCATCGGCGCGCTGCGCCGAGTGGTTGAGCCGCTGGGCTACCTGATCGAGATCGTCGAGTGGTTCCAGGCGGTGCCGGAGGGTGTGCCTGGCACCTTCGCGCTGAAGGTCGGGGTTCTCGATACCGGTATCACCGAGGAAATGTATCAGGAGCTGGAGCGCCTGATCAACGACGCCAAGCCTGTTACGCGGCATTTGATCGGGCTGGATATCACGCTGGAGACTCGTTTGGACGCCTATGTGGGGTTCGCCGTGTACGACGGTGATGAACTCGACGTTTACCCGTGGAGCAATCCAGACATTGACGTGGTGGTTCAGGGTAGCCACGGCATTAGCGAATACACCCTAGACGAAATGGATGTGTACCCCCATGGTTGATAAAAACTCTATTTTTGGTGGCATGCTCACGACACAGGGCGCTGCCAAAAAAACCAACTGCGACGCGCTGGGCATCCCGTGGGAGCCTCGCTACATGCTGATCGGTGACGCCAACGGCACCGATCCAGTACCGAGCGAGTCGCAAACAAAACTGATTAATCAGGTCTACCGTGCACAGCTCAATCAGTTGCGTGTATCTCCTACCGACGCCAACGTGTTGATTGCCGAGCTGGTGTTGCCGCCCGATGTGGGAGGGTGGTGGATTCGCGAGCTTGCGCTGGAAGACAAGGACGGTGTTTTCTCGGCGGTGTCGAATGCGGCGCCGAGCTACAAGCCTCTATTGGTTCAGGGGTCGGGCCGAAATCAGGTGGTGCGGATGCACATCATCACCAGCGGCACTTCAAACATTCAGTTGAAAATCGACCCTTCGGTTGTGTTGGCGACTCGCGAATACGTCGATTCGCGACTTCTGGACGAGTTGAGCAGGCTCGACATCAAGCAGTCTGTGCGTGCCGCAACGACGGCCAATATCACTCTGCTCGGCTTGCAGGTAGTGGACGGTGTTTCGCTGAACGCCGGCGACCGGGTGTTGGTAAAGAACCAGACGATGGCGAAGGATAACGGGCCATATGTGGTGGCGGCCGGTGCTTGGGCGCGGGCAAGCGATGCCGACAACAATGCCAGGGTCACGCCGAATATGACTTTGGCGGTTGAGGTGGGTACCACTCAGGCCGACACGATTTGGCAGTTGGTGACAGATGGCGCGATTGTTGTAGGCGTCACGGCCTTGACGTTCAAGGACATTACCGACGGTCTCGCCCGTTTGTTTTCTCCGGTTTTTGTCGGAAGCCCCAAGGCGCCGACGCCGGCGCAATTCGACAGCAGCAAGTTGCTGGCTACGGCTGAGTTCGTGAAGCGCAGCGGGGTGGAGTTTTCGGGATTCACCACAAACAGCGCGAACTTGGCGCTTGCGGCGGAACATGTCGGCGGCCTTCACAGCTTTTCCAATGCGGGGCAGCTCACCGCAACGTTGCCGCCTACCGCAGGTATCGCGCAGGGCGCTACTGTCGCTCTTGTCTGTGCGGGTGCTGGCGGCCTGAGAGTCATCGGCGCCGGGGCTGATGTGGTGTACACCTCTACCGGTATTGTTGGCCCGTTTGTATTGGCCTTGGGCGATAC